CCAGGGGATAGCGCACCACTGCCTCGCCGAGCTGCTCAGAGAGCACCGGGATCGCGTGATTCTGGAAGAGCGTGGCGAACTGACTGGCCATGAACGGCGGTCTCGACTGCAGGAAACCGGGAAGAGAACAAGCCGATGCAGTGCCTCCTGCATCGGGCTTGTCTCTTCACCGTTTTGACGCCTCGATTACAGAATTCCCGTCAGGTTGTACCCGGCGGTCGCATACATAATCTGGATGTCCCAGTCGGTCCGGGCACGGATCACGGAACCGCGGACGCGTTCGTCGCGGTATTCTTCCATGATGAGGGCCAGTTCCTGATCGTCGCCGAGCGACGTCGGGGCCTCGCCGCCGGCGGCACCGTTCCAGATGAACGAGCGACCGAAGCACGGCTCCTGCGGATCTTCGGTTTCAGCGACACGACCGACGAATGCCGTCGTATCGGGCCAGATGCGGGCGAAGGTCGGCGTGGTGTTGTTCTGGTTGGCGGTATTCTTGAAACCACCTCCCGAAGCGCCACCGACGCCATTTCCGGCGACAACCAGATTCTTGATGCCGATGCAGGCAGCAAGAAGGCCAGCCAATTCGGCCATTGTGGCGGTCTTCGTATATTGCACGCGGCTTACCACCTGGGTCGAATTCATCGCATGCCAGAACGCGAGCGAATTGAAAGCGACAATATTCGGCTCCAGTCCCGAATTGAGACGGACGGCCTCCATTGCCTTATGAATATCATCGATCGGCGTCGCGTTCGCATGCGTAGACCACACGCCGTTAAGCACACCGCCCGTTAACGCTCCTGTGAACGTCCCGGTATTGATGACCGCCGCGGCGCAGGCTCGCTCGAAATCTTCGAGGACAAAGTTCTGAGTCCGCTGCGAGTGGACCGCCTCTGCGTTCAGGATGCCGGCGTAAATCGCGAGCTGACGATCGTCGATCGCGCTTTCGAAACCGTGTTCCTGGGTGCTGTAGCTATATTTGTCCATTTCGAAGCTACCGCGCTTGTAACCGGCGCCTGAAGCGCGGGTCGTATCGGGCCCGGCCGAAATCAATTGATTCGGCGGGATCTTGCCGACGTCGGCGGCCTGAATGCCGACGAGGCGCGGCACCAGGATCGAGGGACCGATATATCCCTTCCGGTTCGCCTCGAGGTCGAATTCGGCCATCGGGAGCGACAAATCGTAACGGGTGATTGTTCCTACTGAACCAAGCATCGTGCATTCCTTTGCGAAAAATTGTCAGTTGTCAGTTGTGAGTTGCCAGAGCAGCCGCCGGTTGCCAGCCGGACGGCAGGCAACCGAGAACTGAGAACGTCGTCAGCCACCGTTGCGAATCACGGACAATAAATCGAGTTCGGCCTGGTCACCGGCATTTGCCACACTCCAGGTAGCCGTTACCGAAATCACCTGCGAAGCGGTTGTGTCGATCGTCGTCGAGGCCAGGTTGAACGGTTTCGCGGTCACGGTGCCGGGCGTTCCCAGCCCCTGCGTTCCGACCGCAATAAAGGTTCCCGAGGCCCCGACGGTACGGATCATCAACATGGCATCGATCAAAGCGATATCGCTGTTCGCGACGTCGACCGCCGCCGTGGCCACAACGACCGTGGCGCCGATTTTCAATTTGAGTGTCAGCGTGTCGGTCGAGTTCGTCGCGGGGCAGAGAACGTGCGCGATCACGTGGATCATGTCGCCGACTTTGAGAACGTTCGGGGCGATCGTGCACGTTTTATTGAACGCGGTCTCGGTGTTTACGTTCGTGATCACGTTCGAAACGCCGGTCGACGTGTAAATCATGCCGCCGCGATCGTCGACGCGAAATACTTCGATCCAATCGCCGGCCGTCGCCGCGGACGTGCAGGCGACGCCGATGTAATAACCTGTCGGATTGGCGGAGACCTGGCCGAGCACGTCGGCGAAGACGTCGGCCCATTGCGAAATGGCGCCCGAGGCGACCATCATGCAGGTTCCCGGGGCATGGCGGGAAACAACCGATGCATAGTTCCCCTGGCCGAGACCCGAGGCGAGATAATTCTGGGCCAAGGTGCCGTCTTCGCGATCGTTGGCGTCGGCCAGGGCCAGATTGCTCCCGACCATGATCACCCGCAGGCAGGCCGCGAGCGCGCCCGTCTTCGGGAAAGTAACCAGAGCTGACGAGTTGACTTGCATGTTATGAGCTCCTGAAAAAGTTTGTGATTTGAATTGGATGCCCCCGTTTCGCGACTTTTGTACAGGGGGTGGGTGTACAAAAGTCGGCGAATTACCCCTCGAAGCGTTCGCCGATCAGTGCATGGACCTTGGGGCTGTTGGTCGCTTCGAGATAGGCCCGATGCAATTCGGGATTCGCCCGGGCAACCGCCCTCGTGGCTTCGGAACGACCCATTCCATTGCGCATCCGTTCGCCGACCAGGCGGGACATTTCAGCTTTCGCGTCGCCGTCGAATTCCGACGTCGAGGCGGCTTCGGTCGCCGCGCTGGCTGCGGTTTTGCGGGTTCCGGTCGTCAGGACCGGCGCGCCGCTCTTCTTGGCCTTGGCGAGCTCGGCCTGGCTGGCATCGAGCTGGGCCTGCAGGTGCTCGGTCCAGGCCCCTTGCGCCTGCGCCATTGTGGCGCTCCGCTCGAGCTGCCCCATCAGAAAGGCGGCATCGGCTTTCGGGAATGCGGCTTTGAGCTGCTGAACGCTCGCGGCCTGGGGGATAACTTCGGTTTTCGTTTCGTTGGCCGCTGCATTTTCGCCGCTCATTTTCATTCCTTTGCGAGTAGGGGTGTTGGGTGTTGGATTTGAAATCGGCGAAGCCGAGCCAAGCGTGGCCAGTGCCGTTAATGTGGCATCGAAACTCTGGATGCCGTCGACAAGCCCCAGCGAGAGGGCATTTCTGCCGACGTGCACGCGCCCGTCGGCCAGGCCCGCGGCGACCTCGGCGGAAAGTTTCCGGCCCTTGGCCACGGCGGAGACGAATTGCGAATTGAGATCATTCACGAGCCGCTGCAGTTCCCCCAGGTGTTCGGCGGTGATTTCGGTTCCGGGCGTGCCGACGCCCTTCATCGCCCCCGCGCGAACGACATGCACCTTGACCCCCTTCTGGGCCGCGGCGGCGGAATAATCCTGCACGGTCATGTAAGTTCCGATGGAACCGATCATCGCCGTAGCGTTGGAATAGACCTTGTCGCATTGGCTGGCGATCCAGTAAGCCGCCGAGGCGGCCAGGTCCTCGACGTAGGCATAACAGGGTTTGCCGGCGGCGATCGCCGCGGTGACCTCGTCGGCCAGGTCGGACGTGCCGGCGACGGTGCCGCCGGGCGAGTCGATCCGCAGTAGGATGGCTTTGACTGCAGGATCGGCGACCGCCTGGCGGATCTGCCGGCGGGCATTGACGGTCGACGTGCCGCTCGAAAGCGAGCCGACCGATTTCATTAGCGTTCCCGACAAATTCACGACAGCGACGCCGTCCAGCAGCTCGGCCGCGGCGTTGGCCCGCGAACTGGCCGCCGCGATGGCGGCCGGCTGTTGATTCAAACTGACGTGTGCGACCAGATTCAGGCCGGTCACATGCTCGACAACGCCGCGAAATGTTTCCTCGGCAATCGCCCAGACCCCGAAATACTGTTCGGCGGCGGAGATCACCGGCTGCCCGGTCAGTTCAAGTGTGATTTCGTCTTTCACTTGTTCCCTTTCTGGGCGCCTTGTTTTTTGGGGCCGCTTCCGGCGTTCTGATCGGCGTTCGTATTGGCCGCCGTCACGTCATCCGTTCCCTGGAGGGAAACCTGGACGCCATCGGGCGTCGGCAGGCTGAGCAGCTCGCGCCACTGCACCGGCGGATCGTCGGGGAAATCGGCGTTCAATTTTGCGGCAGCCTGTTTAGCTTTGCGGATCGCCAGGGCATTGTCTTCGACGATCTCCGTGGAGGTCGTTTCCCAGTTGTCGCCCCGTTCCTGCTGGATCCGCCTGGGCGATGTGAGGGCGTTGCGCTGGCGAAGCAAATCGGTCGACGCATCTTTCAGCGGATCGATGTACGGCCAGCGGGGCGGCTCCCAGCGATGATTAAAGATCCGATCGCCGAGCTTGCCCGCGATGGCCCGCAGGGCCCGATCCTCGTCGATGAAGTCGCGGACCTTCCATTTATAGATCGGGCGATGCCAGCGTCCGACCAGGGCCGCCTGGTTGCGTCGCCAGCCCATCCTGGCCTGATCGACCGCCCCGCGGAAGCCGGAAAAGTTCGTTTCGCTGGCGTCCATCAGAGCGACGACGAGGGGCAGCCCCAGATTGATGCTGATGACTGTCAGGATGTGTTTCATGTGGTTGAAAAATGACTCATTCGGCACGTTCGGGGCGAATCCCTCTAATTTTTCGCCGCGTCGCCCGTAGACCTGCATTCCGGGGGCAATGCCCTCGATGGTGCGCGTCGAGCCATCGGTTTCGGGCTCGGTCCACCGCGTTCCGCCCTGGCCCGGCGGCGCATCGAGCGGCGCGGCCACGTCGAGCGATCTGAAAATCGCGAAACAGGCCGAGACCTGGGCTTTCACCAGGTGGGCGAAGTTGATGTCTTCGAACATCCCCAGGAAATCGAAGATCGGGGCGAAGGCCGATACGCCCCGCGTCTGGGTGACGCGCTTCGGGTTGTAGAGATGGACGATTTCGCGGTTGCCGTCGGCGTCGCGCGTCTTGTATGGGATGATGTCGCTGACCCGGCTCACTTGCGAGAGCGGCGAGACGTTGTCTTTAGTTAACCAGTATTCAATCCGGCGGCGGCGATCATCGAGCAGCACGCCATGCACACAGTTACGGCGGCTATTGCTGGGTGTTCGCGGGCGATGCGCCTCGACCATTTGCACAGCCCCCTCGGGGGTCAATAGACCCAGGACGTCGCCATCGACGAGCATGTGCCGGCTAGCGAGGGCTTCCATTTCGACGAATGAACATTCCTGCTGAATGTCGCATTCGTCGGCGTTTTCGGCCCAGGCGTTCCAGCGGTCGCGGAGGGCAGTATTCGCCCCGGCGTCGCCGGTGTCGGGCTCATTGGTCATCCCGTCCTGAACGAGATTGGTCACGGCCCGATCGACGATCGCCCCGACGACCGCATCGTTGCGGTCCATGTCCCGACTGTCTTCGAGAATTCTCAAAAAGTCGGTCTGGATGGCATAGTGGTAATCGGCGGTCGAGCCCATCGCGAGCGTGCCGGTTCGCAGCCTTCGAAACCGCGAACGCCGAGCCGCCGAATAATGCGCCTGGGCATCTTCGAAGTTCGTCGCCA